AAATGACCAACAAGTTGAATAGAGAAGAACGTAAGATGACACCCGGCTTTACTACATCACACAAATCTCGCCCGCTGCTAATATCAAAATTAGAAAGTTATTTCAGAAACAAAGAAGTTATTATACACAGCAAGCGACTGATAGAAGAACTACAAGTTTTTATATGGAAAAGCGGAGCAGTATCTGCTAAAGCAGAAGCAATGGATGGATATAATGATGACCTTGTTATGGCAATGGGTATATCTTTATGGATAAGAGATGTAGCATTGCGGCTTAGAAAAGAAGCAGATAGTGTTACACGCACAATAATAGACAGAATAGGAGTAGCGTCGCCACAACAAATGATAAACAATATGAAGACGCTAAATGGTGATAAAGGAGTAAATCCATTTGGCGTATATAACAACCCGTGGCAAATGCACGTTGGTGGACCTGGTATGCACGGTGCCAAGCCAGAAGACCTAACTTGGCTGCTACGATAATATATTTTATAAAAATGCTATAGGTATATATTTATACTTTAGGCGCTCATATATATACACACTATGGCAGAAACAAAAGACTTATTTAGCAGACTAAAGAAAATGTTTTCTACGGACGTTATCGTTCGTAATGTGGGCGGCAAAAAACTAAAGATTGTTGACACAGATGAAATACAATATGCTACAGACAGAAATAGCCTAAGAGACCGTTTCAATCGTCTACGCAGCAGCACATTCAACTTACATAATCGTGACATGAGTATGGCTTATCAAGCAAGCCGTCTTGAGTTGTTTAGAGATTATGACGTTATGGATATGGATCCTATCATCGCAAGTGCGTTGGACATATACAGCGATGAATGTCTTGTGCCAAGCGAGTTTGGTAGAGTATTGACCATACGCAGCAAAAATGAAAACGTAAAAAAGATATTGGAAAATCTTTTCTATGACATCTTGAATGTCGAGTTCAATATGTGGAGTTGGACACGCAATATGTGTAAGTATGGCGACTTTTTCCTACGTATGGAAATCTCGCCGGAATATGGCGTGTTTCTTGTTCATCCAATCAGCCCATACGAAATCACTCGTATAGAAGGCAGTGACCCGCAGAATATCAACTATGTAAAGTATCAGCACGATGGTATGGGCGGTGGTATGGAATATGAAAACTTTGAAATCGCACATTTTCGTTTATTGAGCGACAGCAATTTCTTGCCATATGGTAAGTCAATGATTGAACCAGCACGCCGTGTATGGAAGCAACTAAGTTTGATGGAAGACGCAATGCTTATTCATCGTATCATGCGTGCTCCTGAAAAGCGTATGTTTTATGTAGACGTGGGAAATATTCCTCCTGCTGATATTGATACAGCCATGCAGAAGATTATTAGTCAAGTAAAGAAGGTTCCATATATCGACGAACGCACAGGTGATTATAACCTACGCTTCAACTTGAATAATATGGTTGAAGATTTTTATCTACCAGTTCGTGGCAGCGATAGTGGCACAAACATAGATACATTGCCTGGTATGGATTTCACAGGCATTGATGATTTGGAATATATTCGCAATAAGATGATGGCGGCACTCAAGATTCCAAAGGCGTTCCTTGGATATGAAGAAGGATTGTCTGGTAAAGCAACGCTTGCTGCCGAAGATGTTAGATTTAGCAGAACAATCGGTAGAATACAGCGTATCATCGTGTCTGAACTAACAAAGATTGCTATCGTTCATTTGTATGTGCAGGGTTATCAGGACGCTACACTTGTTGATTTTGAACTTGAACTAAGCAACCCAAGCACCATCTTTGAACAAGAAAAGTTAGAAATTTGGCAAAATAAGATCAGTCTTGCGTCAGATATGATGGAAAGCACTATGTTCAGCAAGAACTGGATATATAATCAAGTATTCAACTTGTCCGAAGATGAAGTTGAAGACGTTCAGGCAGATGTAATCAAAGACAAAAAACAGGCGTGGCGTATGGAACAGATTACGTCCGAAGGTAATGATCCTGCCACAAGCAATCAAAAGATGGGTGATGCAGGACCAGAAGACCTTGGCGGTGGTGGGGGCGGCGGCGACCTTGGTGGCGGAGGTGATACTGGTGGTGGGGGCGAAGAAGTAGGAGG